CCTTCAGCATGTGAATTAACACCGCTTGCAGTTGTACCACTGCCTTCAGCATGTGAGGAATCACTTGTAGCACTTGTGCTCGAACCTTCAGCATGCGAGTTATCACCACTTGCAATTGTAACACTGCCTTCAGCATGAGAGAAATCACCACTTGCGGTAGTAGCATTGCCTTCAGCATGTGAGTAATAACTAGTTGCACTTGTACTACCACCTTCAGCATGCGAGTTATCACCACTTGCAATAGTACCCGAACCTTCAGCATGTGAGCAAGAACCACTTGCAATAGTACCCGAACCTTCAGCATGTGAGCAAGAACCACTTGCAGTTGTATGAGAACCTTCAGCATGCGAGCAATAACCACCTGCAGTTGTAGCTTCACCTTCAGCATGCGAGCAAGTACCACTTGCAGTTGTATGACTGCCTTCAGCATGTGAGGTATTACCACTTGCAATAGTACCTTTTCCCTCAGAAACTGAGAATTCTCCTGCTGCGCTACCATTTGAATTTTTAAGTAAAACTGCACTGTTACCTTGACCTGCTTCCCAAAGTGAATCAGCTAAATTAGCAATTGGTTTACCATTATAATACAAATGCTCATCTCCAGCGGTAATATTTAACTTACTTTTCGATGATGTTTCATCAGTAAGATTTTGAATACTACTTGACCCATCATCAAAGTCAATTTTATTAAGACTGATTTCACTATTTTGTGGACTAATAGTAATGACTTTACTACCTTCTGATGTTCCTACTAATTCAATGCCGTAAGCAATAATATTTAATGCAGTTGAACCTCCACCAATTGTGGCAATATCATCATTATCAAGTTCAATCTTGATTGCATTATCACTTGTGAAATTTAATGTACCTGTAATAGTGTCTCCAGTTGTGTGAACAAACTTGCCATTAGAAGCAGCCACTACTTCTTCAACAACCTTATCCTTTGTCACAACATCTGTTATAGTAGTATCTGGTAAATCTTTACGTTTAAGGGTAATTGTATTATTTTCCGCAGTACCACCTGTGACATAATTGTTACCGTCAGCCTGTGCAGTTTCGGTAATGAAATTTTCGATTGCAATCAAAGTATTACCTGACTCCAAATAAGTTCTACCACCAAGATAGGTGTCGCCACTTACCCTCAAGCTACCACCAATGGTACTATTACCACTGATAGAGGCACCTGAATTAACTGCGAGATTATCAATTGTGAGACTTGAAAATGGGTGCTTTTCAATATAGTTTTTACTTGGGAAAACTACAACCTTTTGGTCTGAATTTTTTGTTGAGAGGAACTCGTCACCTGCAGCGTAGTTAACCGCTAACATACCAAATTCAAGTTCGTCTGCTCTTGGTTTAACTCCCTCCCTATTACTTTTAGGGAGTTGTACGTTTCTTTTAATTGTCATTTTACTAAAAAGTATTAAAAAAAGCAAATAAAAATTTGCTTGTTATGTTAACATGTTTATAATATAAATATGTTGACTCATTAAATAATTTTTTTACTTTTTAGTAAATTTAACAAAAATTATGGGATTTGTTTATCTAATTGGAGAATCCAATGACTCTAATTTGTTTAAGATTGGTGCAACCAAGAAAAAGAACATTGATAATAGAAAAAAAGAATTACAGACGGGTAATCCTAACGAATTGAATGTAGTTGATTACTTTGAAACTACAAAGCCATATAAACTTGAAAAGATGATGCATAACCATTTCAGAAATGCTAATGAACTTAATGAATGGTTTAGACTTGAAAAAGATACTGTCAATAATTTTAAAAATACGTGCCAATACTATCAAAATATTATTGATTCGTTGGCAAACAATCCTTTCTTTAAATAAACAAAAAAAGCAGATAAGAGTTATTCCTTATCTGCTTTATTATTTTCTTCTGATTTCTTCTTCTTTAATTCCTCCATTTTTTCCTTCACAAGCTTCTTTTGAAGTTCTTCAGCCAATATATCACCGTGGCATCTTAGAGGCTTACAGAAGCATTGTAAATAAATATCTTCTCCTTTTTTATAATGCTCATAGATTTCATCAAAAGCAACCGTCAATGCAGGGTCTTTTCCATATGCTGATTCAAAGTAAAGTTTATAGGCGTCAATTGCTTCATCACGTGTTGGAAATGTCATTTTGACAAGTGATGGTCTTTTACCTGCAATACCAAAAGGATTTGCTAAAGGATTACCATTCCTACTTCTACCAATGTAAAAATTATTTGGCTCTTGAGTATGGTCTTCTTCTTTGCAATTATATACATAAATCATATGACTTCAATTTTTTAATCTCTCCAAGTGAACTCTATTTCGTGATAACCCATTCGAGAACCATTGTAAAACTCAGGTATTTCATGTTTCAACAAACGTTTCAGATAATTACCGTTCACGTTCAAGATTATCCATTTGTGAATCTTCTTTCTCGTTTTCGTAAAATGCTCATACTCATTTGTAAATTCTAACCCTAAACAGATGTGATCTATCACAAACAAAAGGTTGAAGTTATACTCCCTCATCAAGTCTTCAACAAAGGTGCGTGAATTTACATTAATTGGTTTCCAACAAAAACCTAAATGTCGTGAGCAATTATTGGCATATTTTATTACCTTCTTTACATTATTATATTCACCTGTTTCTTTTAAAGCTCTTAGAAAAACTTGTGTAGCTGTTAATTGTTTTGCCATTATTTAACAATATCGTTAATCTTTTTCAACAAATCGTTCAACTGCTTTTCGTCATAATCCTTTACTTTGTCAGCAATATTCTTCATAAGATTGACATCACATTTTTTAAGTTTTTCACCAAAAGTCTGTGCCATATCAATCTGCTCACTACTAATGCCTAATGCACTTGAAAGTGCTTTCTTTGCAAAACTACCTAATGCCATAACTGTGAACTACTTTTAATCTAATTATTTATAAGTTTCTTGGGCTGAACCTCTTTGAGGTTCATATCTCCGCAAGCGTGAATTTCCGCAGTTCCTGCGGTATTATGTCTTTTATTGAATGCAAACGCCTTTATGTTATTGGCTGCAAGCAAGTCCCTTTGATTTCTTCTACCACAATTTGGACAAGTCCATACTCTTTGTGATAGCTTCAAATCTCTATAGACATAGCCACAAGGGCACGTCTTACTACTTGGTTCAAATCTACCAATACGCAAGATGTTTACTCCATACCATTCGGCTTTTTGCTCAATAAGCTGATTAAACCTACCAATGGCTATATCAGACAATGCCTGTGCAAGATGATGATTCTTCATCATATTACTTGCGGACAAGGTTTCCAAACAAATAGTATCATAGGTTGTAACCAATTGGTGAGTTACTTTTTCGAGAAAATCATTCCTTCTATTAGTTACTCTTTCATACTGACAAGCAAGTACACGTCTTGCCTTCTCACGGTTGTTTGAACCCTTAACCTTTCTTGAAAGGCTTCTTCGAAACCTTTTCAGCTTAACAATTGCATTCCTTAAATTCTTTGGGTTAGGTATTTCTTTTCCATTGGACAATGTAGCAAAAGTTTTGATACCCAAGTCAATGCCCACTGCTTTGTTCTCGTCAATGGGTTTTTACTTGGATTGTCTTCATCCATTTGTACCAAAATGGATATATAATACCTATCTGTTGCGGTTCTTGATATGGTGGAAGTTTTAATCTTACCATCAAAGAGCCTGTGAAATCTACACTTAATGCCTTCCTTAAACTTTGGAATATAAACTTTCTTTTCGTCAAAGTCTACGTTCGTATTCTGGACAATCTGAAAGGATTGCCTTGCATTCCTTTTTGACTTGAACTTTGGGAAACCTTTCTTTTCCTTGAAGAATCTCCTGTAAGCATTATCAAGATTGGTGATTGCTGCCTGAAGTGATAGCGAGTTCACTTCTTTAAGGAATGAAGTTTCTTTCTCTTTCTTTAGTGGAGGAAGAAGTTTCATAAGACTAAAACATGAAATGCTTTTCTTAGAAGTCTTATAGGCATTAATTTTCTTTTCAAGGCACAAGTTATAGACATAGCGGCAGCAACCGATATGTTTGTTTATCAGTTCCTGTTGCTCCTTATTGGGATAGATTCTATACTTATAAGCCTTGTACCTCATAGAACTTTGTGCTATATATATATATTATATATAAAAAAAACTATATTTTAATTAAATATTTAGTTATTTATTTTATATTGGCTTTCTGTTTAAATTTCAATCAAATTCGTTCTTACGTAATCTATTCTCTACTGACTTCAGTCCTTGAAGCAAATCATACGCTTGGTCATTGCTTAATTTAAATTCATCCTCGTAATGACCATGTTTGTCATTAAGAGTTAAATATAACTCAATACCATCGCTTGATTCATTCAATTCTAACTCAATATTATCAGTGTTTAAAATGTATTCCATATATCTAAAATTAATTAATTGTTAAATTATTATTACTTAATTTAAATATATGGTAAAAAAGGAAAAGTTGCGATGATAGGAATCGAACCTATAACCTTCAGAGCCAGAATCTGACGCTCTAACCAATTGCGCTACATCGCATTATTTACTTAAAAAAGCAAGAAAGCCCACAAGTCTTTAGCTTGTGGATAGTTGGCAATCATTATGAAATTATTAGTTGCCCCAGAAGGAATCGAACCCTCACTGACCAGGAACCAAAATCCTGCGCGCTACCTTTACGCTATGGGGCAAATTTGTAGCCTAAGCAGGACTCGAACCTGCACGCCTTTCGACATTCGCTTTTGAGACGAGTGCGTCTACCATTCCGCCATTAGGCCATTTGCAAGCTAAAGACTACACTATAAGAGGTCTTAAACCGTTCCTTATTGCAGTTACCATTATTTGACTTTAGCTTGTTTAATTAGAGAGATTACCATATTAGAAATCTTGCAAGTAAGCATATAAGGTTTAATCTAACCTCTAATAGCAGTCTGGTCTATTTCTGCATCTCTCGCCAGTTTAGTTTTATATACACAATTTCTAGCTTAGGCATCTCCCATATAATATCTATAGTACCACAAGCGGGATTCGGACCCGCACGGTCATTACTGACCACAGCATTTTAAGTGCTGAATGTCTCCCAGTTCCATCATTGTGGCTTATTAAAATTTGTAATTTTAGGGGAAGTGGGATTCGAACCCACATGATTTACGCTCTTTTCAACGTATAGTTAACTTCTTCCTATGCGAAACGAGTGCCATTACACGATTTCTCGCACCAAAGGATGGACTTACCTAAAGCAGAGGATAACAAGACTTGTCGTGAGTTCAAACTGACATCTACTGATTACTCAACTTAAAGCATAGCCTATTGTCTCCTCAGTGACTACCATTTCACCATTCCCCTAAATTACAATGCAAATATACAAATAAAATCTTAGAAAACCAAATTCAAAGGGAAAAAAATTACTTCAATTCCCTTCGAATAATCCTTTTCATACCATTGTTACTTCTACCTGTAACACTGTGACGAATTGGAGTTCTCTTAACTATGAAATTATTTGCCTTTGCTCGATTTTTGTTTCTACAAGCACATGCCATAATAAATAATTATTTTAAATAACGTTATTTTTCATTACATAAATATATGACAGATGCTAAAAATAATCTAAAGTCCAAGTTTATCAAGGATGGGAGCATAATTTTTCGTCATTTCTTCAATTTCTTCAGAATTAAACCTGTCTGATTCTTTTACATAATCATACCATTGTCTTGCAGTCATTTGTGCTTGCGACTTAGTGAAACGACAACATTCATTGTCTATCACCATCGCTTCCGAAGAATTAAACATATTAAAAAGTAATTTTACTACTTCTTCTACATTCACTCCTTGCAGTTCCCTGCAAGTTCCTTCGAAACGATAATAACACTTCTTTAACCTTTTCACGTTTGAGTTTCTTAGGCTCAAAAGCACCATTATCCAATTGTTTTAAGAGCGAATCTCGTAACACGGTTACAAGCACTCTATTTCTTATATTTTTTGCGGCATTAAAATCCGCATTATCTTTATGACCACATTCAATACATTCAAACATCTCCTGATTTGGCCTATTCCTATCTTCAATGCACCCACATATTGGGCACATCTTTGATGTATAACTTGGTTGAACAGTTGACACGGCAATATCATACTTCCTTGCAATGTGCTCAACTTCTTGTTTTAAGCTACTTATACCAAGGAACTTAATTTTGCGGTTATAATTAATATCATTATTATCCTTGTCCTTAACGTAGCATTTTCCAAATCCATTGTTCAAGTCTTCCATCACGATATGGCCAACACCCCGTGAATGTAAGGTCTTGCACATATTGGCAATAAGTTGCTGCTCAGATTTAATCATCTTTGACTTTAACGTATCAAGCTTCTGCTGCTTTCGTTTGTCAATAACATAATGTTTATCTTTCTTCAGCCTATCAATATCAAGAGACAACTTACAGAAATCGTTAACCAATTTTCTGTCATAATCATAAGTTGTTTCATTTGATAAGCTAAACAAGTTATGTTTGCAATTAACGTCAATACCTATAGTACCTCCATTTACTTGTGGAATATACCTTTCACCATCCTTGTATAAATGTATGTTTACTTGATGTTTCTTTTCATTAAAGGTAATAGTGTATTCATAATCAGAACTACTTTTTCTGTAATTCGCCATCTTCCCATACCATCCTTTATTAAAGGATATTGGTATGTCAAAAGATTTTCTATTTAATCCGCTAAGGCTTATGAATGAATTTATAACTGAACCAAATCTATGATTATAATCAATTATTCTTTTCTTCCTACTTCTTCCACTAAAGGTTAAAGATTTGAACTCTATAGGATATTCAGAATAATGCTTAATAACATATTTTCTTTTTGATAAGGCAATGTTGTAGAGCCGTTCGAAACCGAACTTATCACAGCATCTTAATATGTTGTTATAAAATTCACGTTTCTTATCATCACACTTATTTATGTTGCTTCTTATGTAATTTAAAGTATCATCAGTTCCATATCTTGCAAGATAAGTAAGACAAATTGACAATGGTGTCTTCTTCTTGTCAATTAATACTTTCTTCAAATCACCTTTCTTGTGCTTCTTGGCATCACGCTTGTAGAATTCAAACCCTTTAAATGTGGTAACATCAAATGTAAGTTTGCGCTTAATTGCTTCAAATTTATTCTGATAACAAGTGAAGACATGTGTATAGAGTTGCGCATCAAAAGAACTTGGTATTGCATTCTTGAAATGCATTCTCATTTCTTTTAAGAACTGAAACTTTGTATAGTCAAGAAAATGCAATAAGTTCTCATTAACGTATTGCGATACAATGTTTTTATGATTTCGAATAAGCACGGCAAAGTTATATAGCTCATCATATTTCTGACGAGTTAAATCCTTTGATTGGAAAATCTTTGTGTACTTACTCTGTATAACCATACCTTTAAGTTTTCTTATTTACTTTTTTTTCTATTTTCTTTTAAGAATATATCAAGTATATTTAAAAAGTAATTATCGGTGAATATTTTTCAATATAATTAAACATATTTTTCTTTCTTACTTAAATCAAAAAATGCAGCCATTTCTGACTGCATTTAATATTTGTTTTCAATTTCACTCATTATTAGGCTCAATCACCTTGTCAGCAATATGCAATTCTTCAACTGCCTCTTTACCAATGAACCAATTATTTCTATCGCAAAGTTTTTCCATCTCTTCAAAGGTGTGTCCAGTGTTCTTAGCCAAAATCTCATACACATCCTTCTTACATCGTTGAGTTTCTGCAAATTCGATTTCCATATCACTAACTGTACCTCGCATTGCTGAAGATACCTGATGAATCATCACACGTGAATGTGGAAGTACGAGTCGTTTACCCTTAGTACCGTTACTAAGAAGAACTGAACCCATAGAAGCTGCCATACCCATACAAATTGTTGATACGTCAGACTTAATAAAATTCATAGTGTCAACTACTGAAAGTCCGTCAACTACAGAACCACCAGGTGAATTGATATATAGATTGATGTTACGTTGGTCTAATGAATCAAGATAGAGCAACTCAGCATTCATAGTATCACAAGTCTCCTGAGTGACCTCACCCGTGAAATACAAAATTCGGTCATACAAAAGGCGACTGAAAATATCCATCTGAGTTACATTAAGTTGTCTCTCTTCAAGAATGTAAGGAGTCAAAAAGCTACTTGGTTTCTCAAGTTGGTCATCCAATACTGACGCTCTTACTTTAGTCTTGTCAAGAGCAAACTTTCTAAAATCTTTAATTAAATCCATATTTTGTTATTTATTTCTTTTTTATTTATGGCCAATATAACCTTACATTAAAGTTTTTCTCTTATTTTCTCAATAAGGTCACTGCCATCTCTCTCTAATATTGCCCAAAGCAAAGCCAAAATCCAACCTAAACTTGTCCACCCAGTAGTTAAAGTGAGTAGGAAAATCCAAATAGTGTTTTTGTCTTTGTAATAGGAAGCAATTATTGCTGGCAAAAAGTAAAGTGCCAACGACAAACATATTAAAACCAAAATGAATACTAATGCAATAGCTTCTTCCATAATTAACTATTAATTTGATTTATTTGATTAACTGCTATATTATAATAATCTTGAACGATTTCAATACCTACAAAGTTTCTATTTGCTTTAAGTGCTTCAACACCAGTTGTACCACCTCCCATAAATGGGTCAAAAACCAAGTCTCCTTCGTTAGTCCAAGTGATGATTTGATCGTGAGGCAATCCATTAGGAAACGCAGCAGGATGCCCACTTTTAGTAGCACCTAAAGAATACTCAAAAATATTTGGATGTATCTTTTCTGCTTTTGTTGCCATGTATGTTATGCCTTCAGGTGCTCTCATTGCTTGATTCTTATCGAGTTCTGACCTTCTGCCACTTCCATAAGATTCAATTTTACCTGCATTTTTACAAGGAATCATAATAGGATTCCAAGTTTTTGGTTTACCTTTAGAAAAGCAAAACATATATTCCCAAGCCTGCTCATATCTATTATGCGTAAGAGGAATATAGTTTCTTTTCTTAAAAATCATTGTATCGTGTAGTCTGAAACCAATTTCTTTGAAATAAAGTGCTTGCTTGAATGAAGAACCACTCTCACTACCTTTCTTAGTTTGGTCAGCAACTACCCAAATTACAACACCACCATCAGCAGTAATTTTATATAATTTATCGGCAATGTCTTTAAATTTATCAAAATTCCATACAACATCGCCTTCATAACTTCGTAAGCCATCATAAGGAGGGGATGTTACCGTTAAATCGACCTTTACGCCTTGGTCTATTAATTTCTGCATCTCCTCGCTTGAATCGCCTAATATCAAATTACTTTCAGCCATTAAACGCTAATCTTTTTACCAATTTTTTTCTCAAAATCCTTAGTTACATCATCAGCCATCATTCTCATACATGAATCCATAGTTGCACTTGCTTCTGAAGCGCTCATTCCATTAGCAGAAGCTGAACGGTAACAATTTAGACTTGCTTTGATAACATCAAAGCTTTTATCGAGAGAATCTTTTGAATTATATAATTTGTTATCGAAGCCAAGTGAATCAGCATCCTTAGAGTCAGTCACATCAGCGCCCATATAGATGAATGACCAAGAATACTTGTCTTCCTGATGTTTAATCTTCTCCTTTATCTGATTTGACTTATACTCCTTTGATGCATTCTCAGCGCCATCCGTCATAATCACGATAAGATTCTTTGATGGACGTTCGCTTTCATCCATATCGTTTAGCCACTTGCCAACCTTGTCAATTGCAGTTCCAACACCATCAAATAATGCGGTACAACCACCTGGGTGATAATCAATGGTCTTAACATCCTTGATATTCTTTCCAAGATAAAGTTCCTTCACTTTATCATTAAAAGTGAACAAGGAAACAATGCATTCACCATCCTTATTTTCCGATTGTTCCTTAATTGTTCTTTCAAAACCTCCAATGACATCAGAAATTGAGCCATACATACTACCGCTTTCGTCTACAACGAAACAAACATGTATCAAATTGTCCTTCATACAAAATTATTTTTCTTCTTTATTTTTCTTGGCCTCTTCCTCAGTTAGAGGCCCACATCCTTTTGAAAGGTTAAACATTAAAACCTTAACGTCAAATTCGGTTAATTTCTTATGTTTATCGAGAACCTTTCTGATTGCATTATCCATAGATTCCTTTTTGATTGTATAATCTTTATAGTGAATGTCTTTCTTATAACCATTCTCTATAAACCAATCATTTGTGTGCTCTTCTTGATTTGGTGCGGTATTTCCACTTGAATCAATCCAAGGTGCGTCTTTAAGCAATTGTTTAAATGAGGCTTGAGGAGTTGCACGTTTGTACAATTCCTCATAAATCTCATTTAGAATTTTATCTAAAACCTTTCCTCTACTCATGCGATTTGGAGGCTTTCTTGGCTTCCCTTTCAGCAGCCTTACGTTCCTTTTCCTCTTCAATAATCTGCTCAATTGTCAACTGAACGGTTTCAAGGTCTTGAATATAGTTAGGATATTTCTTTGACATACGAATAACCTCACCAAATGGGCTATTGTCAATGTTAAGTTTATCCTTCTCACTATCATAATAGGCATTTGACAAAGCACCCTCAATCAAGCGACCACGTGTATCTTCGTCAAGTCTATCAAGTACATCCTCATAAAGATAAAGTACCAAGTCAATCTGACCATGTGAGATAAAATTGGTTGTGGCATTTGCTTTCTGCACCTTTGCAGCCACATTAGATTTTGTCAATGACAATACCTTCAATCGTATACCAACATCTGCCAAACCAGTTTCTACAAACTTGCTCTGTCCAATATTAGCCAAATCCTCTGATGTATCAAAAATTTTGCTCATAAAATAATATTTTTTTAAATGTTTTATAATGCAAATATATCAATAAAAAATTGAAAAACCAAATTATTTTTTATATATTTGTAACATATTTAACTTATATGGCTAAAGCAAAAAAGTACTTATATCATATTATTATAACAAGTAATGGAAAACAGATAAAGGATATTTATCACTCTGTCAAAGAGTCATCAGTTCATAACAAATTCAATGAACTAATTAAGGAAAACACAGAAAAAATAGTTTTTCCTGTACACTACATTAATAACAAAGGTTTAAAGGAAGCAAATTATGAAATCTTCATCATCAAAAGCAAAGAGAAAAGGGATTCTTCAGAAACTAAAATACGAGATGAATATGGCAGGTATATTTCTTATGTCAGTTCCTCTGATGATTGGATTATACTTGACAGAGCACACTATAACAGGGAAGAAACGTTCTGGGTTTATGGATTTCACCCACAATTGCAAAGAAAGGACTTTAGATGGATTTACGATAACTACATAGCAAAGAACTGCACTAAATATGCCTTTAAAAATGTAATCGTTTTCAAGAATAAATTGATAATTGACATAAATGGTTCATTACATATGGTATTATGTAAGAATAAAGATGATTGTGTCAGATTATTCAATCAATTGGAAGAGTTTGCCAAAAAAGATAAACTTAAATATATCATTTGGGGTGGTGATGCCTCCAATTCACCTTATAAAAGTGAACTTTATAAAAGACTTATGGATTGGACAGGTTGGACTAAAACAAAATTATCTCGTCCTTCATTACGTCCATGAAAAAAGGTAGAGTATTATCCTCTACCTTTTTTCGTATCAAATCTTTATATTATTGATATTTTATCCAAGCACGCCACGCACGGAGAACCCGTTGCAACGGACGTAGCTGCTGTAAAGGCGGACATAGCCCGAACCGAAGTCGAGGT